CTCAATATGTACTTCTTTTTCAGGCTCTTGTCTAGTCGGCTTAAAGTTATTAACGCGTTCTAACTTTATTTTGGCTGACGTTAACTCCTCTTGGGCCGTTACTAAACGATCACTGTCGCCAGATTCATACGCTTCTTTGTATTTCCTCTTGGCGTCTTCAAGTTCGTTGCTAACCGTTTTTTTGGCTTGCTCAAGTAAAGCTTGTTGCCCTTCAGATAAAGAACTCTTAAGTTTCTTATTCTCTTCGGCAATAGCCTGGGCTACGCGAAACGCTTCATCCTTTGCGCGTTCTGCTTCTTCGGCTCGCTGTTTCTCTGTCTTGTATCCTTTATATAAGTGATCAATCCTTTGTTTGACTTTTTCGCTGTACTCTTTGACTTCAAAGTCATCTAAAGGCTTAGGATCTTCTCGAAGTTTGGAGTGCTTAGGCTTTTCGTCTTCGACAATCTCAACCTCAACATCACTTTCAACTTCAACTTCGATCTTCTCTTCTTTCTCATCTGGAAACTTATAGTCTTCGTTCATACGTCCTCCTATGCTCTTGAAATACCGCGTGGATCTTGAACGACAGCTTCGACTGAATCATCGTTAATGATCCTGAACTCTTTGCCGTGAATTTTGATCCTGGTCCCGGTGTTAGGACGGACAAGTACAAAATCTCCTACCTTGCATGAAGGCCCACTAGGGAAACGAGTCTTATCTTTATAAGCGTCTGGCCCTAGCTTTACTACAAACAACACAGGCGATAAGACTTCTTCGTAGTACATCGTTGACCCAGCTTTAACCAAGCCACTGTCATACTCATCATCTACTTCTGGTAGTACGCACAACACATGGTATGTAGAAGGTTCAGGCAACTGCTTGGCCTTTTCTTCTGCCGACTCTGGCAACGTGGTTGCCGATTCTCCGTCTTGGGAGATTAATAACTCACTCATCTTCAATTTCCTTTGTACGACTCGCAAGGTCTTGCACTTCTATCTGCGCGGATCGTAGACCCCGGATAACGCCGCACAGTTCCCGATACTCGGCGTAATCTTTTGCCGAGCCGTTGCTCAAAGACTCATTCAAATTAAGAATGCGTTCTTGTAATTTGTGATGCAAATGTTCAAATATATCCATGTTAAATCCGTTTGAACGTTATATGGTCAATACCTGCAGCTTTTCCCCATACTCTTATGTAGTTGCATATTGGGCGTTCGTTACACTCTTCACATTTTTTTTCTACGCTTGTTGTGTTATCACCATGGTTACGATAAAAATACAGAACTTTTGGTAAGTGATAACACGGCATTTGTTCTGCAATTTGCATAAATAAATCCCCGTCTTCACAGCGGTTTAATTGTGTATTAAACCCAGAAGTTTTTATATATGCAGACTTTCTGTACATACCAAAATGACGCCAGCCATGTTGATAAAGTTTTTTGGCGTCATATGTTTTGCTTTGTGCGTAACTTTCTACTTCATCTTTCCTATTAATTTGTGCAAAATCAGAATAAATTAAACCGACATCTGGTTTCTTTTTAAAACATTCAATCATTTCCTCTAATGCCCACCGTTCTAACATATCGTCAGAATCAATATGGCCTATTAATTCGCCATCAGATGCATCAACAGCTTTTTTCCTTGTAATACCTATACCTTGATTTTGATCATTCTTTAAAATCTTTATTTCTGGTTGTTTATATAAAGCGCCAACTAATTCGTAGGAACCATCTGTTGATCCATCATCAACAATTATTAATTCCCAGTCCTTATGAGTTTGCGCCAATACGCTATCAACAGCGCGTTTAACAAAGGCCGCGTTATTAAACAGCGGCATGATTAAAGATACTTTCATCTGTTATTTAATTTAGTTAATACATCAGCTTTTAGTTTCTTATCAAAGTCAGACGACTTAGCCGCTATACGCTGCTGTTCTTTTCTAGCTTCAACTGCGATACGCTCTTGTTCAACCTGTAGTCTGGCTTGTGCAAGTGCAATATCTGCCTGGTCTTTAGCGGCTTTTCTTTTTACTTCCTCAGCTTTGATCTGTAGTTCTGCTTGTTGCATTTGAACCATGGGATCTTGTGCCGCTTGCTGGGCTTGTGCCTGTTGTGCTTGGGCCATATTCATCTGTAAGAGCTGCGCGCCAGCCTGTGCTGTGAGTCGAGATATCTCAACTTCCACATCTTCTGGCAGTTTTTCATTAGGAGGTGGTAGAGGAACACCAATTCGTTCCTCAATTTTCCTTCTATAGAGGAACGATAGGTGTTCTGCGACGTGAGCCTGCACCGCTGACCCTATTTGTTGGGCCATGGGGTTCTGCCCAATCTGTTGCATGATCATTGGGTCTTGAATAAACGTTATATGCGTCGCTATATGGGCGTCATGGTCCTGATAAATGAACGCTTTTGTCGGTTCCATGCGTAAAAACGCCATATTTTCTGACACAGGGTCTTTTGGATGCTGATCTTCGGGTAGAGGAACCAGTTTATCGGCGTTTTTTACCCCTAAAACCTCGATCATTTGCCGGTGTAACTGGGGTAAATCGTAAATTTGGGGTGCTTGTGAGGCTAATTGGATCACTGCTTGGTACTGCATAATCCGTTGAGCCATCGTTGCAGCGTTAGGATCACTCACAGGGATGATATCGACGTGTTCGTAGTCCTCTTGCTTCGCTTTTCTATTACCTCCCTCGGGGATATAGGTGTATTCCTCTGGGGTATAGTCCCTAATAATGTCCCGTAACAGCTTAAATTCTTGTTTCATCGACGCATGGACCCGTGCTTGCACGGCACTCATGGTCTTTAGCTGTCGTTCTAAGAGGGCTAAGGTCGTTCCAACAGGAGCCTGAGACGACATATCACTGACTTTCATGTCAGCAATCGAACCTAAACGTCTTCCTTCTTCACTAATCCTATTTAATAAACCAGCTAAAACTTCAGACGGTTCCTTATAGGGGAGCGTCATGATGTTATCTTTAATAGCGCCGCTGGGTACGTCTACGTCTCTAAATTCTCCCGGTGCAATCGGGGTGTCATCACCTTTAACTCTTAAACCTCGAGCCTTTAGACCGCCGGGTAAATTAGATAAAGTACCCGCATCGACTAATTGCCTGATTAACATTGTCCCTGCTCGAGCATACCCACCAATTAAATGGATATACCCAAAGCCATAAGCGCCAAATCCAGGGACATAATCGTACTGAACTAAGTGCTGGCGCTTCTTATATAAATGATCTCCCTCTCGCCAGTTACGATAAATAGATAAAACTTTATTAGTACCCTTATCAATGCTAATAATATAAGGCACCGCTATGTCGTCTTCTTCTTCATAGCCGGGAATATTAAGATCTGCTTGTATCTCACAAATAAGATACCGGTCGTCATCATTAATAGAGAACCCTGTCTCTTCGGCTTTCTTTTCTTCGATGTCGTTAATGACTTTTAAAGGATCTCCTAGATCAACATCTCTATAAAAACCTTTAACTTGAAGACGATGGATGTCGTTTTTCGTCTTACGCATTAAGTGTGTAACGCGTTCAGCGGTTCTCGCCCCGGATGCGCCATAAGGAATAATGACATCTTCTGCCGGTATAAAGATAGATGTCTCGCGTCCTAAATTAGGATCGTAGTAAACCTTCTTAAAAGCAGCGCCGCTAAGACCTAAATTAAATAACATCCTTTCGTGTTCGGGTCTGTATTCTGGAATGGTTTCGGTTAAACGATAATTCATATCGTCACGAACACGTTCTGCTGCGTCTTCTTTTTCTTTTGTAATCTGTCCAATAATTTCAGTTTTAACTGGGCCTTGTGCTGGGAACGTTTCAATAATCATTTCTGATTGAAACCTTACCGCCGCTTCTGTTAATAGGGTAGAAAATACGCCACAGGCACCATTCCAAGGTTCAGTCCGCTCTTCATACTTCATGCCTAAAACTTCTAAGCCTTTGACATACATATCAACCCAGTCTTTTCTTGAGTGGATATCTGCGTCTACTTCACCCATTAAGTCAGACGCCAGCGTTTGAAGTTCTGACTCCGACATATATTCAGCTAAATTGGCGTCAAAGTCTTCTGCGGTTTCTTCACCTTGTTCGATGACAACCTCTAATCCGTCTACCCCTATTGAAACAGATTCAGGATCAACGATTTCAACTTCAATCTCTGAGTCAGAGGACAACATTGGCTCAAGGGGTTTATCTAACATGATCTATCCTTAGTAATAGGCTTTGCGTTTAAAGGTTTGCGGTTCGTCTTCTTCATCAGAAGCCAGTCTTAAAAAACCGCCTTGTCTGAATCGTATCAGTGCCTGCACACTTGAGTCTACGAGGTCATCGTGTTCTGCATTAGGAAATGCCGCCATCTGATCAGCAACCTCATCAGCCCATCGTGTCTCAGGTCGCCAGACCTTACCTGATCGAAATAAATCAGATACAGAATTAATCCTCACAAACTTATCATTTCCCCTCACAGGGGTGTACTCCGAAACAGGAACGCCCATTTGTCTTAATTCAAACACCAACGGCGCGCCAGCAGCTTTAGCTTCAATAATACAAGCATCAGGCTCCCAGTATTTATACTGGCTCAAGGCTTTGTCTTTTAACTCAGGAAACTCCATCCTTTTTTGAAACGCATCCAACATAATAATATTAGCGTCTCGTTTATCTTCATCTTTATAAAACACACCCCACGTCGTACAGGCTGAGTAGTCTGCCCTCTCACTCTTAGTAAATGCGGTGTCCCAGCTCTGAATAATAAATTCACACGTCGGCGGATCGTCCTTCTCCCAGATCTTCCACCACTCTCTTTTAATGATGGCACCTTCTTCGCCAGTGGGTTGCTGTTGATATTGTGCATTCCACTTAGAAGGAGGTAGTTCTTCCTTTAAAGCCTCTAATTCTTTTAACGACCAGAACTCAGGCCATAAAGGATTACCACTCGGCATAATCGCAGGCAGTTCTATGACTTCCCACTCTTCGTGTCTATCCCTCTTAGCCGCTTCGCTAATAATTTTTCCCGTCAGATCTCTATCTGACCATCTTGTCATGACCACGACAATAGTCCCACCAGGCTGAAGACGCTGCCTTGGTCCAGAGGTATACCACTCAAACACCTTATCAAAGACAGACGGGTCACCTAGTGTGGCTTCTTGTTCTGAGTGTGGGTCATCAATAATTAATAGGTCGGCTCCCTTACCCGTCACCGTACCTCCCACCCCAATAGCAAAATACTCGCCGTCGTGATTCGTCGCCCACCGACCTGCGGCTTTACTGTCTTGTCTTAAGGACACGTTAGGAAATACCTCTGCATACTGCTCACTGACAACTAGATTCCTAACCTTTCTTCCGAAATTAACCGCTAAGTCCGCCGTGTTAGAACTCTGTATCACCTTCCTATTTGGGTACTTCCCTAAGTACCAACTCGGTAATAAGTAACTGGCAAACTCAGACTTTGTATGTCTTGGTGCCATGTTAATAATTAACCGCTTCACCTTTCCTTCTGCGATCTCTTCAAACTTCTTGCCCATCAAAGCGTGGTGCCTTCCACCTATAAACCCAGGCCACATCTTCTTTACATACGTTAAGAAACTCTTCTGACACTGCTCCCTCTCTAAAGCACTCTTATAAGCCATCACTTGACTTAATAACTTCTCCTGATCTTCTT